GGATCAGTTCCCATTCGAGATGATAATACATGCAGTTGGGGGGTCATCGATGTTGATCGTTATAATATACAGCATCAAGAAATTATATCGATTATACGGAAAAGGAAATACCCACTCGTACCGTTCAGATCAAAGTCCAACGGACTCCATTTAATTTTATTCATTGAAGGTGTAGTTGCTGCATCTGCAATGCGTAAAAAATTAATTGAACTTGCATCTGACTTAGGTATCAACGACACAACAACAGATATATTCCCAGCACAAGATGAAGTCGACTTGACTCCTGAAAACTGGGATGAAAAAAGAAAAGGAAATTTTGTTAATCTTCCTTATCAAAAAGCACATATGACAACAAGAGTTGCAATGGATGATAGTTGCAACTCTGTAAGTATAAAAGATTTATATAAGTTTGTATCTAATTATAGATTAAAGCCAGCAGAATTTAAGAAATTAAAAATTTTCCAAGACGATGAAACAAAAGATTACCCACCTTGTGTTGTTAATTTTATGAAAAACAAAGTACAAAAAGGTGAAGGTAGAAATGATGCAATGTTTAACGTTGCAGTATTAGCAAAAAAAATAAATCCAGATCCTGTTATGTATGAGGATTGGACAAGAAACATGATGAGTAAAGTTTGTTCTGAAACACTTCATCCAAAAGAATTGCAAAATATATTTAAAGGTGTAGAAAATAAGGAATATGCGTACAAATGTAAAACGTCAATCGCTAGAATGCACTGTGTATCATCTGAATGCGTTAAGCGTAAACTTGGGATTGGAGCTAATGAAGCTTTACCTGAAGTAGGTAAACTCATAAAAGTAAATTCATATCCTGAACCATATTGGATTTTACCAATACAAGGTAAATCTATAAGACTTTCAACAAAACAATTATACCAACAGCAGTTACTTGGTGAACAACTTTTAAATTACGATATAGTGTGGAGACCACTCAAGCCAAGTAAAAGAGACCCAGATCCATATAGAGATTGGTTAGATGAATTAATGACAAACAAACAAGACATGGAAGGTTTTGATGCTACTGAAGAAGGTAGTGATGTATTTAATTCTAGAATGTCTAGATTTTTAGAAGATGTAGAAGATACAACAGAATTTGATCAAATAGATTCTGGTAATATTTGGAAAGATGATTCAGAAATGAGATTTAAATTAGAAACTTTTAGATCATTTATGAAGAAGATGGGTTATAATTGGAACGAAAAAGAATGCACAAGATTTTTAGAACAAGGTGGAGCAAAACCAAAAGCAAAATTCAAAGGTATACAAAGCAGACACTGGATTGTAGCTTTACCACAACAAATGGAGCATAAAAATAAAGATGTCAAATTCACTAAACCGAAGGCTGCGTGGGAAGACAATTAAAATTTTTGGTCCTCCAGGTACAGGTAAAACAGAAAATTTATTAAAACGTGTGCAACGTTACTTACGGCAAGGATATTCTCCTGATGAAATTTGTTACGTGTCTTTTACAAATAAAGCTGTAAATGAATGTGTTGCTAGAGTTAGAAAAAGATTTAAAGAATATGATGAAGATGATTTCAAATACTTTCGAACGTTACATTCTTTGGCAAGACAACAGTTTGCTGAGATTCCCGTTTTAGATCCAAAAGCAGATATGCTTATGTTTCATACACAATATGGAACTGTAAAAGTTAACTACAAAGATGGTCACGATGATGCAAAAGTTTATAACAATTGGTCACTACAAATTTATGACAGAGCTAGAAATATGAAAGTTGATCCTGTGTGGTTATATAAACAACAATCTAGAAAATCTGTAAGACTTCAGCAGTTTAAATCTATAATTGCAGGTTATGAACAATTCAAAACAATGGAGTTGGAAAATGGCCAACGAACACCGGACAGATTAGATTTTACTGATATGGTGCAAAGATACATTACAGATGGTTTGGTAATACCATTCAAGGTTTTAATGGTTGATGAAGCTCAAGATCTAACACCCCTGCAGTGGGATATGATTGTAAAGATATCTGAATCTGTAGACAGAGTTTACATAGCTGGAGATGATGACCAAGCTATATATGAATGGAACGGTGCTGATGTAAATTTATTTCAAACATTTCCAGGCAAGTCTCTTGTTTTAAAAAAAAGTGTTAGATTAAATAAAAACATACATTACTTCTCAAGTTGTCTTCTTAGTTCTATGGGTAATAACAGAATAGAAAAAGAATTTTATTCTAACGGTAAAGATGGATCTATACAAAGATGGAACGGATTAAAGAAAGTACCTTGGGATTTAGATGGTAGTTGGATGGTGTTAGCTAGAATCAATGATGTTAAGAAGGAGCTGCAGCAGGAGGCAAAGAATCTTGGCCTGTACTATCAAGATCAAAAAAACAATAAATCATTTGATCCAAATCAATTTATGGCAATTGAGTTATGGGGGAAGATTTGCGAAGGTGGTGCTATATCAAGAGAAGAAGCCTGCATAATGTACGAGTATTTATTAAATATAGACCACGGATACCGGTCACAGGATAGTAAAAAATGGTCTTTTGCACATCCAAATCAAGTGTTTACTTTTGATGAATTACACTTAAGGTGTGGTATGCGAGACGAAAAAGGTCCATGGAATCAAGTGTTTAAAAGAAAATTTAAAGACAAGGATAAACAATACTTTAACAAATTAATGAAAGAAGGTGTGGATCTTACGCAACCACCAAATATTATTATTGATACTATCCATCAAGTAAAAGGTGGTGAGGCAGACAATGTGGTGTTGGCCAGCAAATGTAATTTCCCATCACATTTTGACAAAAAGAATCTAGCAGAAAAAGTAAAAGAACTTAGAGTTTGGTATACAGGTGTTACTAGATGTAAGCAAAGTTTACACTTGCTAGGTACAAATCATCAATATAACTTTCCATTAGGAAAATATTTTAAATTATACGAGGCAAATTATGTTTAGAAAAATAATACTTGATGCACTTGAAGATAGATACATCGCACAAATATCTGAAGCAGAAGCAACTATAAAAATATATTTAGAAAAACCAGTTGGCATAGGAGAACATCCACAACACATAGATGAAGTAGATAAATTAATTGAAAAAATATCTACTGCAGAAGAAAAACTTGGAATCTTGAAAGGATTCAAACTATGACACATAAAGATTTATTTAAAGGAACTACTTACGATTCTTTAGAAAAGCAGGTAGGCGGGAATCACTACTCTAAAATGAAGATTCAGCCCGCACACTTTATTAACGAAAACAATTTAGAATTTGCTGAAGGCAATGCAATAAAATACATTTGCAGGCATAAATCAAAAGGTAAAGCTAAAGATATAGAAAAAGCTATACATTATCTTGAAATGATTTTAGAGAGAGATTATTCGTAATGGAATGGTTGTTTTCTATTGCCTTGATAATGATAATATTTGGTGTAGTTTGTTTGTTATTACATTTTTGGAACAATGAAGATTTATGATACGTATAATTATTATAGTTGGTATTGTTATGACCCTGACTTCGTGCATAAAAGACTACGATCTAAATCCCGCAACTACTATTATAAGATATATCGTAAATGACTCATCAACTTAATTTTATTTATAATGATAGCGATTGGGTATGTCCTAGTGAATATCCAGACCTAAGACATGCTAAAGAAATCGCAATAGATTTAGAAACAAAAGATCCAAATATCAAAACTAAAGGTGCAGGTTGGGCAACATTTGATGGAGCTATTGTTGGTTTTGCTGTAGCAGCTCTAGATCAACAATGGTATTTTCCTATTCAACATGATGCAGGAGGCAATATGGATTTAGGTATCACAACTGCCTGGATGCAAGATATTTTAAAAACCCCAGCTACAAAAATATTTCATAATGCAAGTTATGATGTCGGTTGGTTGCTTGTAAATGGTTTTGAGATAAGAGGTAAGATTGTAGATACAATGATTGCTGCAGCGTTAATAAATGAAAATAGATATAGTTTTAGTTTAAACGCATGTGCAAAAGATTACCTAGGAGAAATTAAGAATGAAACATTTTTAAATGAAAAGGCCAAAGAATGGGGAATTGACCCTAAAGCTGACCTCTGGAGACTGCCTGCAGGTTACGTAGGATTCTATGCTGAACAAGATGCAGGTCTTACCCTTAAGTTATGGCAAAGATTTAAAACAGAAATATCGAAACAAAGTTTGAATGATGTTTGGGACATGGAGATGGAGCTCCTACCTATATTGATTGAAACTAGGAGAAGAGGAATTAGAGTTGATGAAGAGAAAGCTGCAAAATTAAAAAAAGAATTTAAAGAGAAAGAGTTTCAAGTTTTAAAAAAGATAAAAGAAAAGACTACAATTAAACCTGACATATGGGCTGCAAGATCTGTCGCTCAGGTATTTGATAGAATAGGTGTAGATTACCCAAGGACACCGAAAACTGGAGAACCAAGCTTTACGCAAAATTGGTTAGTAAATTGTAATAACCCGATAGCGCAACTAATAAGAGAAGCAAGAGAAATAAATAAATTCCATTCAACATTTATTGACTCAATTCAAAGGTTTGTACACAAAGGTAGAATACATTCAGAGATAAACCAATTAAGATCTGACCAAGGTGGAACTGTATCTGGACGTTTGTCATATTCTAATCCTAACCTACAACAAATTCCTGCTAGAAACAAAGAGTTTGGAGATAAAATAAGAAGTTTATTTTTACCTGAAGAAGGAAAACAGTGGGGGAGTTTTGATTACAGCCAACAGGAGCCAAGGTTAGTTGCTCACTATGCTGCTAGTGTAAATGAAGATTTTAGTGGTGCAGATGAATTTATCGAAGCTTACAAGAATGAAGCTGCTGACTTCCACCAAATAGTAGCTGATATGGCAGGTATATCAAGAACTCAGGCCAAGACGATCAATTTGGGTCTTTTTTATGGCATGGGTAAGGCAAAGCTTTCTAAAGAATTAGGAATATCAAAAGACGCTGCTGAAAATTTATTAGGTAAATACCATACAAGAGTACCATTTGTTAAGAGATTGGCTGAGGCAGTGACCAACAGTGCCTCAAAATATGGCTTTATTAGGACAATAAGGGGTCGTAAATGCCGATTCGACATGTGGGAGCCTGCTACCTTCGGAATGAACAAAGCAATGCAATACGAGGAGGCTAAGGCGATTTATGGAAATAATATTAGAAGAGCCTTTACTTATAAAGCCCTCAACAGGCTTATCCAAGGATCTGCAGCTGATCAAACAAAACAAGCAATGATAGATTGTTATAAGGCAGGATATGAACCATTATTACAAATTCATGATGAGTTATGTTTTTCTATAAATAGTGAGAAAGATATTGCTGGAGTAAAAAATATTATGGAGTCTGCAATAGAAAATTTAAAAGTACCTTTCAAAGTAGATGTAGCTCTAGGTAGAAGCTGGGGTGAAGCAAAAGAATAATAATGAAATTTCTTGGTCTAAGGTTATGTGAGCACGACTCAAACATAACTTACTCGGATGGAGTGCAAGTAAAATATTTTAAATATGAAAGACACAATCAAATAAAACATTTTGGATTAAACAATCTTACTGATTGGGTAGATACTCAAAAAATATTAAATTTTAAACTTGAAGAACTAGACGCAATAGCAATTGTTATTGATGTATTTAGGTATCCAGATATTAAAAAAGAAGATCCCGAAAAACTATTTGAAAAAATAAACATACCTTACGAACCTTTTACAAACTTAAAATGTCCTGTGTATAGATTAGACCACCACTATGCTCACAAACTTTCTAATTGGCCTCTCGTAGATTCTTCTGATGTTGATTTTGTTCTAGATGGCTTTGGAGATTTAAGGAGGAGCTGCAGTATATTTAGAAAACACAAGCTTGAAGAAGTTTATACCTTAGACACCATGCATTCTTTCGGTAAACAAATGGCTGCTATGGGTAGACATATGGGTATATCAGGAATCGCTGATGATGCAGTTGGTAAACTAATGGCTTTGAAACAATTTGGTAACTTTAATCCTGAGTATTTTACTCAGATTTCTAAGTTTGGTTTAAAAGATTCTAAATTAATTTTTGATTTTAAAAGATTTGTTGATGTTATAGGTAGTGACCTTGCTGCTAATTACAAGTTTTTAGATTATGTTAGAACTTTGCATGATTATATGGAAATAGCTTTTCCTAAATTTTTTAACGAACGTGCAGGTCGGAATGAAGTTGTGACTTATTCTGGAGGAGTTGCTCATAATGTATGTATTAATTCTAAAATTAAAAGAGATCTTCCTAATTTAATTATACCACCTCATTGTAACGATGAAGGATTGTCACTAGGATGTGTTGAGTTTTTAAGAATACATTGCAATCAACCTAGGTTTGACAAGACTGGTTTTCCATACTGGCAAACGGACACAGGACCACGGACAGAGCCATCGAGTGAAACAATCAAGAAGACTGCTGAAGGTCTAGCGCAGGGTAAAATAATAGGTTGGTATCAAGGTCATGGCGAAATAGGACCTAGAGCTCTTGGCAATAGATCTATCTTGATGAGCCCCGAAGTGAAGAATGGTAAGTCCATATTAAATAGCAAAGTAAAACACAGAGAAGATTACAGGCCTTTTGCTGCTTCAATTCTTTATGATGATGTGCAAGATTATTTTGAATGGGAAGGTGAAAGTAATTTTATGAAATACAGCGTAAGCTTTAAGGATTCTATTTTTGAACCAATATCTCACATTGATAACACAAGTAGAATACAGACAGTTAGTCATGAACTTAAAATATTTCATGAATTGATTTATCAATTTAAGAAGTTAACTGGCTTACCAATGCTTCTGAATACTTCATTGAATGATAATGGAAAACCAATTGCAGGTAAACCAGCAGATGCATTATCCCTTTTGAATAATTCTCAAATGGATTCTTTAGTTGTAGGTGACGAAGTATTTTGAGTTGCTTCAATCTCCTCTATTGTCATATCTTTTAGCTTTGGATTATAATTATAAAATTTTATTTTATAACCTTTCTCCTTTAACTCTTTTAGTCTTTGTGGGTTCCAATAAAACATGCTCTCTCCTTTTTTGTTTTTACCTATTATACCATGGACGTTTTTTTAATTTTTTATTTTATTGAATAGTAGACGACTGCCTGTTGCGGGGGTTTTATTCTGGATGCGACACTGAATGCTTTTTGACTAATTTTTTTATTTCTGGAAAATAAATAAAATTAAGTGAACTTTGTTCAAATAACTTTTTTAAATCATAAAGAGTTTCAACTAAGACTTCACCTGGTAAATTTAAACTTGTGTTAATCAATAAAGGAACTTTTGTTATTTTGTAAAAAGACTTAATTAATTCATGGTACAATGGATTATCTTTATCAGACACAGTTTGTAATCTTGATTTATTATCAATTGATATACCTGCTTCTAATTTTTTGTCATTCTTAATTTCATAGACATACATCATGTGTGGAGAATTATCAGAAATATCAAACCAATCAGTGCTTTGTTCTTCTAAAATAGAACATGCAAAAGGTCTAAACCATTCTCTTTTTTTTATTTTGTTTAGTTTATAATTAGCTTTCTTATCCATTGGATTCATAAGCAATGATCTATTACCTAATCCTCTTTGACCTTGCTCACTTCTTGACTGAAAAATAGCTACAGGTTCTTTTACTAAAATCTCAGCCACGTCAGTGCTTTGAACATCTTCGACAGTATGATTAGAAAATATTTCCAAATCTAAACTTTGAGGTATGCCAAGATATATTTTATTGTTTCTAATGAAATTATTACAATACAGGTTAGCAGCTCCTAGGCTTATACCAAAATCACCATTGAAAGGATCACAAAATAATTTATTAAATTTTGTTTTTAATTTTGTATTGTACAAAACATTCTGAGCACATCCTCCTGTAAAAGTTAAATTTTGTTTTATGTTAAATCTGTGTATTAAATTATTCATCTTAGTCTCAAATCTATTTTGAACATTTCTTGGCAGCTCATGATGTAAACTCCAGGCCATTGTCTTCCCACAATCAAAAGAACTTTCAAATTGTTCTGCTGTAAATAATTCATAGTCCATGCCTATGTTGTTTGATTCTGTTATTACATGTTGTAAGTTTTTATCAAACAAGTAATAGCTTTCCTGCTCTCTACCATTTTGATAGTCTGCACCATTTCCATCACAAACTAAAATATTTTGATTGGAGCTCCAGGTTAAAGAACAATAAGCATGTAATAAATGATGATATTTATTACCATAATAAACTAAAGGTATGTTTTTTAATTTTTTAGAATTTTTAAATAAATTAATCCAAAGAGGTGTGCAATGATCAGTTAGATGACTAATGATTATTGTATCTATTTGTAACTTTTCTAACTCTGTAATTATTTCTTTTGTAGGAAAAGAAAAATGTTTAAATTTATTGTAACGATCTATTTGTGTATGAAAAATAATTTTATTATCTTCAACATAAGTTATGCTGCCATCATGTGAAGTATAAATAGATAAAATATTCATGCAGGTTAATTTAGAGACATAAGTAGCCTACAAAATATATGAAAAAAATAAAAAAGCTAGGTTAACTAGCTATATCAAAAAGACCTTTTTGTGCGTCTTCAACACTTTGATCATTAATCTTTGTTCTTAGATTTTTGATCTTGATATCGATCCACTTCATATCAGGTGTTACTCTGCCCTGAGTTAATGCCTGCGTTGCCCACTTGGACTCCAACTGAAGTTTCTCCGATATTAACTTTTGTAGTTGCATCTCGGTCGACCTCCTCAAAGGTTAGAAATAAGATATCTGGATTATGAAATCCAGGACCTTCACTTCCTGTTATAACTCCTGAGTCAACCTTTGTTGATAAATCCTCAAGAGCAGCTTTATCGTTCTTTGCCTCAAGCGTCTCATCAATATATATATTTTTATAGTTTACTTGGACGCGATATAGCTTCATACATCATTATATAACAAAATGTGATATAAATGCAACTATGTGGAAGGTAGTTCTTTGCACTCAAATTTAATGGCTATTTTTTCCTTATTTATTCTCTCTAAGCCAATATAATCGTCATTTTTTAACAATTCAAAGGTTTGGCCAGATACTCGATAGCCTGCAATAGCACAATCATAATGGGTTGGATACATGTAAGAAGTGGTTTGGCTCTCAAAACACTTACCACTGAGTAAACTACAAATGTGTAAAATTAATATGTATTTCATCCTATATTTACCTATAATATCCCAACTTATTATTTACTTGCATATCCCATTAAAATGATTATATGTCAATTATGTTTTTTAAATTAATTAACAAAGAGGTTATCATGAAAAACAAAGAAGAGAAAGCTGCAATGACAGCTGCTGAAAAGCTTGGTGAAGCTTTGGTATTACACCCTGAATGGGAAGTTAAACCAAAGAGTGTTGCTATGACTCATGTCTTTTCAGTTACATTTAATGAGTCAACAAAAGAATTACATCTTGAGGTGAATGGTGAACATTACAGAACTCTGAGATGTAAAGATATCCTAAGTGGAAAAATAAAATTTCACGAAGGTTTAAATGCAATGATTAGTAAATTTGATTTATGGAGGTTTGATGAGCCAAAGTCCAATAATTAAATTAAAATCTGACTCAACTGTTTTAGGCAGTTGGGTAAGCAGAGTCGATAATATACTTAGTCAAGTACCAGTTATTACTGCAGGCACTCATATGCCACTTGAATATTCAGATGATGAATTTCAACAAGCTATGAAGAAGCTGCAGCAGTGTGCAATGTACTTTGAAAACTTTCCGATTTATCCAATTAATGAATCGATTGCTTCTAAGTTAATCTATGATCAACTACAGGGGGCTAATGACAAACCGGATTATTAGTTTTTTGTTTTTGATTTCATTATTAGTAATACCACCAAAAATAATTTTATTAATCTTTGGTGCACTTACTTATGCAATATTGTTCTAACCAAAGGAGGAAAAGATGAACAATCAAATAAAAAATAAATACTTTGAGACAACGGATTACTCAAAGTTTAAAAAGGCTAGAGGTAATAGACCTGTAGACGAAGCACATGTGGCACAATTAAAAAGATTGATTGCTGACAAGGATTTATATGATCCAATACGTGTGAATAAAAATATGGAAGTGATAGATGGCCAACATACTTTACAAGCTAGAAAAGAACTAGACTTGAAAGTGCCATACATCATAATCAATTCTGATGATCCACTTGATGTTGCAAGACTAAACACAGGTAGGAAGAATTGGTCCATGGAAGCATATCTAAACCATCACTGTGCAAGAAACAAAATGGACTACAAGATATGTAGAAATAAAATGAACCAGTATGGCATCAATGTTGCAGAAGCAATTGTGTTACTTCTAAAACAATGTTCATTATGGAATCGTATATCAACTGATTTTAAGACAGGTCAATTTCAAATACCTGCAGGTGGTATCGAGAACTGTGATAGGATTGGAAGCCAACTGATGCATCTTAAAAAATACTTTCTTGGTATGGATGATACAAAACGTAGATTAAAGAGATCTATGGTTATTGCATACATGATTGCTGAGAGATGCCCAGAGTTTGACTACAAAAGGTTTAGGTCAGCTTGTGCGTCTAAATCTTCATGGTTTCTGTCTGGGACTAGTACAAAAGACTATATTGTGATTATTGAACGTATTTACAATAGTGGTCGAAGTAAAAAGAAGATAAAACTTCTTGATTTCTTTGAGTCAAAAGAATATCAAGAGCATTAGGAGAAAATCATGAACATCAATAAATGGAAGTCATGCGCAGTTGATATCGATACCTACTGTATTATTAGAGCAATGGGACAACAAGGGTTTAGAAGACCTGGATCTATGATTGCCAAGATAGTTGATGATGAGGTAAAAAAGATAGCTAAAAAAGAGGGTAAAGCCTATCAATCAATGAAAGAGAATTTACTTTTGCAGGGCAAGAAGCTGCTGAATGGTAAGTAGACCCGCAGGTTGGATGGTTAACCTTTAATCTGGGGTTGGAAAAAGGGCCGGGAGACTGGCCCTTTTTTATGTTGCAATTAAGTCACAAATTTTATAATAACAAATCATACGTATTCCTAAGCCTAGAATGAAAAGGTGAGGCTTTCAAAACACCTTATTCTCAATTAACAACGAAGGCTAATTTTAACTTTAAAAGGAGATATTAGTGGGTAAAGCTGTGAAAAAAAGCAGTGAAGAAGCATTAGACCAGGCGTTGGACAAGTTAGTTATGCTGTGTCCAAACAAGAAAACTTATGATGAGTTAACTAGTTTGATGTTTCAGTTGTATTGTGGAAATGACTATGGCTTAGGAAATTTCAGTTTATCTTTTCTCGACAAGATCGAGTCTAGATGGCAATCAGGCAGAAAGAAGATAGCTCAGGCTAAAGGTTTGAAGCTGGTTGTAAAAAATGTGTAGCCACGGTGTAATCCATAATCCATATCTTTTCCCGCATCGTGGTTATGCAAATGGAAAAAAGTCCTAAAGGTTTAATTAATAAAACTATCGGGTTTGTTAAGTCGCTGCCAGGCGATGAAAAAACTACTTACATTGAAGAAATGTTAGATGACTATTATTTTGTAAGATCACAGAATTATCCTAAACCAACTATTAAGAAGTTTTATGAGTTATTCACCAAACTTGTTAAAAAATTTGGGCATTAAGTTAGCTATGGAGTTTGTAAAAGAAAACAGACCTCCTGAAGTTAGATTGTTTCAGGCTATATTATTACAAGCTTTTGAGGATTCTATGTCCGGTAGCGGGTTTAAGAGAGATACTTATGCTAAGCAAGACTCCCATCAATGGTTTATAGATAACAGTGAAGATTTTCAGGAAATTTGTTGGAATGCAGATATGGACCCAGAATTAATTCGTGAAGAATATTTAAAATTAATTAGAGGTGGAGTAGTTAAATTTAATAAGGTGCAAAGGTCATGGATTAATTATCGAGAGTATTACAGGTTATATAGGGCTGCTAAGACTAAGGAGGAGAGAGCTGATATTAAGAAGAAAGTGTATTCAGATAAAGTCAGGATTAAATAGTCAAGGGGGAGTAACTAAAGAGAGCTTAAATAGACTCCCCCTGGAGCTAATGAAATATTGATCTTTTTTAAGGACCATATGAAAAATATACCAGAATACCGGATACCGGACAATGGTAAAAATATTTACTATATAGATATCTCAGAGTAGTGAACAATAGAAAGCACCCCAGGGGGTAATAATGGTGTATCTGATGTATCTAATCGATTATTATTCAATAATAGCAACACTTTTAGTCTATTTTAGTGGTGTATCTATGGTGTATCTATGGTGTATCTGGGATACACCAGTCTTGCGGGAACGCAATCAGAAGTTTTTCAGGGAGTTTCTTTGTGATGAAATAATCTATATAATAAAAATATGCGTGGAATATTATTTAAAACTGTTAAAGAAGGATTTAGAAGACTTCATAAGCAACATAAGTCTGAGGTGGCTAGATTGAAAAGATCTCCAAACACAGCTCCACCTGTTATTCCTATGTCATTAAAAAAAGCAGATTTCAAAAGAAAAATTAGAGGAACTAAATTTACGGGAGCTGCTGAATTTAAATCAACTCCAGGTTTGAAAAGAAGATTGATTGTAGGAATTGAAAAAGGTAGAAGAGAAAAAAAGAAATTAAGAAAACCAATAACTTATGGAAAAGCATTTGCATCTGATAAAAAAGGTAAAACACTACAGATACAACCACTTACATTTAAACAAAGAAAGCTTATGAAAAAAGAAATGGCTGAGTCAGCAAAAAATTTATATAAAAAAATGTTTTTAAGTAAAAAGAAAAAGGGTGGTTTGCAAAGAATTAAGAAAGTTAAAAAAGGATTAGAGAAAGCATCAGCATTGCACGCAAAGCAAGCTCAATCTCTTGGTAAAGTTATTGATAAGAAAAAATTATTATTAGGTGGTTTACTTACTACAGGCATAAAAGGTGTAGCAAGAAAACTATTTAAAAGTGGTACAAGAAAAACACAACAAATTGTAAAAGAGAGTGGTGGGTCTAGAGCTCATGCAAAAGCAGATGTTAAATCTGCTATTCGTAATGATTTAAAATCACAACTAAGATCAAGTAATCTGATTAAAAGTAAAAAAAGAATGATAATCAGAGACATCAATAAATTAAGATAATGGGTGGGCTAACTAAAAAAGAGTTAAGAACTGAAAAGGATCTTACTCAAAAACAAAAAATGTTTGTAGAGATTATGGTGCAAGATCATGGTCAGATTACACAAGCAGAAGCTTTGAAGCGTGCAGGATATGATTGCAAAGATATTAACAGTGCAAGATCAACTGCATCACAATTATTAAACAGAAGAATAAATCCACATGTAGCAAAATACTACGACAAAAGGTTTGAACAAGAAGTAAAAAAATACGAGAGTGACAATCTCAGACGTTACAAAAGATTTGAAAGACTAGCAGATAAAGCCGAGAAGAAAGATCAATACGCAGCAGCTATTAATGCTGAGTACAGATCTGGACAATTAGCCGGTGCTTTCATTGATAGAAAAGAAGTTAGAGTAACTGGACTGGAGGGTATGTCACGTGAGGAACTTGAAATCAAACTCAAGGAACTTTCAGAAAAAATCGATGGTCATAATGCAAAGACCATTGAATCTGAAGACGCAGTATTACTTAAAAAAAGCTAGCTGGTCAGAGTGGATCAAAGTTTTTAACTGTGTACATAATCCTACAATGTTTACTTCAGTCGGTGTAATTGAGGTCAAAATACATGAGAAAAAAAATAGCTATACCAAAAAAAGTAAAGAACCAAATAGATAAATATCCTATGGTTGCTGTCGAATGGTTTGACATCGTCTCGAATAGTAATTGGGTTTCATTTGATGAACTTAAAAAATCTAGTTTGGCCACCTGCATCACCAAAGGTCATTTGTTAAGTCAGAAGAATGGAGTGACTAGATTGTTTGGAGATTATTCATTTGCTGACAATGGAATTGATATTGAAAGTATTGGAAATACAACTATTATACCTAACTCAGTAATTAAGGATATAAAGAAATTAAGTTAATTAATGACAGTAAAAGCACAAGAATCTAGACTTTGGCAAAAGCTTAAAAACAACTTAACTAATTGTTATTTAACCCGCATAGAATCTAGCACAATTAATGGTATTCCTGATGTACACGCAGTTAATCAAGAGCATGTTTTCTGGATAGAACTTAAATCTGATGAAGCTAATTATCCTAAATTAAATAAGTGGCAAATCGTATGGATTAATAAATATATTAAAGCTGGTGGTAAAGTAATTATTCTCAAAGAGACCCTCTCGAAGAGGTCTCTTAAACTGTACAGACCGGTGTCCAGTTTCACTGATCCTCGCTCGCTCGTGTCGTTTGCCTCGTTCTCGTTCCCGATACAATGGCCAACGGTCCAGCGTCTCCTGCTGGGATCCCTCCAGGAGGCAGCGTGATCTCGTTCTCGTTGTCAACTCTCGCTCGTCTCGTTTCAAAGACAGCATCAGGGCCCTTCCTGCAGACTGGCTCTGCGCCCCAGCAGCTCAGAGGATCTCGTGCTATGACCTGCCCCTCGTTTCTTTTTACTCTTTGTTAGTTTACGGGGGGCTGGTGATGGCACGGAAGGTAACTTCAGGTTTGACAATTATCCCATGATGTCGTATCGTAAGGAAAAGGAGAAACAATGACAGTAGATTTTGAAGCACTGGATCTCGTTCGAGGCGAGAACAAATCTCGTTTACACGACAGTAAGGTTGGGGAGCTAACTCGGCAGAACACTGAGCTCAGGCAGCTGGTGGCTGATGCCATAAAAATGGTAAAGGAATTTGAAAAAGATGATTACTGCGCTGGTAGTTGGAGCGTATATAGTGATATCTTGGAAAAGCGATTAGATAATATATAATACAGGTGCCTTGGTAAGGATACACGGACAACTTACCAAGGCCTGAAAATTCTTCTTGACATATATCCCATCACGTCTTATGTAACCATCAACAAACAAAGGAGAACTATGAACAAATATACTACGGCCCAGATACTAGCAGCTTGGGATGCTGCATATGGTGAAGACATGATGGTGGAATACCCAGGCTTCTTTCAAAGACTAACAGAGGAGAATGCTTCGCAAGCCGGTGACCCCGGTAAAAGCACGGATAGAACCCAGACCGGAGCCCGTGCAGAGGAGGAAGGTCCTGTAGCAGGTAACACGTACGCATTGACTGGTGCACGCGGGACCAAATGCATTGCTAACGGTAACAGCTGGAAGGACTCGCTCGTTGAGGAGAACAACTGATGTTCTCGTTTGAACTACAGTTCGTACGGCAGCTCCTGCCAGGAAGGACTGGGGGCTGGGCAGCGTGAGCTTAATCACATTGTACATTGTTTTGCTAATTCTTTACCCTGATGTAATGTGGGTGCTAACTGGTTTGCTTATTCTCGTAACAGTGAATGCCTTCTAAGAGCTCGTCTCGTTTAGAGCTGTGCCAGTTACCAGCACAGTTCGTAATTGGCATCCCCCCAGCAGCAGAGAAATCTTGGGTGCGAAGCTAGTTTAGAATCATTCTAAAAAATAGTTGTTGCATTGGTAAGTGGGATTTGATAAGACGAGTCTTAAACTTTAACAAAGGAGTAAAAATGGGACTTGATATGTATGCCTATCGACACAAAGGCGAAAGGATAAACCACGAAACAGATAGAGAAAAGTTAGAAGGAACTGAAAGAGAGCCAATACAATTTGCCGATTGGCGAAAACACAATCGACTTCAAGGGTTCATGCAAGAGATATATGACAAGCAGTCTGGATACCACGACATGCAAGGGTTCAACTGTGTACCACTTTACCTATCTCGTGAAGATTTAGACAGACTTGAAGAAGCCATAAGGTCACGAACTTTACCCGAAACAGCAGGGTTCTTCTTCGGTCAAGATAGCTACACATGGGAAGGTGAGCAGGAAGATTTAAAAGCGACCGACTTAAAATTTGTCGCTGACGCAAAGAAATATCTTAACGAAGGATTCGAGGTGTTTTATGAGTGCTGGTGGTAAGAAGGGTAATGTCGAGGCGACTAATGTCGCCTCGCTCGTTAAAGCGAAGCGAGAGCGCCTCGCTCGGAAAAGGCAAGAGGCAGCCACCCAGCAGATGATGGAATTTGTGCGAGGTCTTGAAAAATTTTTCGGAAAACCAAAATCAATACAACTAGAGGTAGAGCCAAATGTTATTAATATTACTGATAGACTTAATAAAAAAAGATTAAATTAACTATTGCATATATTAATGAGATGTAATAAGACGAGGTATCAATCATTAGATTGTGTAAATTAAACTAATAAAGAGGTCTTATGACACAAGCACAAAAAAGACTAAAGCAAGATGAAAAAAAAGTAGTCTTGTCTTATGTCCAATTAAAGCTTAAAGCAAATAGACTAACAAAAGAGTTAGACACAATGAAACAAAACATTGTTGATTGCTTTGAGAGAACAAATCAAAACTTAATCATTGTTCAAGATGAACAAGGAAATAGTTTTGGATTACAAAAAATAAATCGTAAGCGAAAGAAATTTGAAACAGCAAATTTCAAAATTGCTCATAATGATTTATATAATAAATTCACTACTGATATCGAGTATAGTGAATACAAAGCAATAGGAGATACAAATGCCCAATAATGATTTGATGAATATTGCTCAAGTATTAGCTGAACGAGTGGGAAATAAAACACCTACACAATTAGCTGATATGGTTATCGACAATGGTCAGAAGAAACAACTCAACTATGAGATTATGTTTCAACTGTTGATGGGCGAGTGTGAGAAACACATACTCGAGAATGTTGGCAACCCAATCGTTGACGAGTTTAAAGACAATGTACTAAAGAAATTTAGTACACTAGTACAAGCACTACATACACAAGAGTAAGTTATAACTAACCAATGGCGCAATAGCGCCATTGGTGTATCTTGCCTACACAAGGCTCATTTATTCCAAGAAAAATATCCTGTAAGTTCTACCTGTAAATTCACGCTGTAGGGTCAGGTTTTCTGGCGCAAAGAGGTTTACAAAGTAGGATATACAAATATACTAGGGTCCCAAACGGTATGAACATAGAACATCTTACAGAAGAAGAACTAAAAGATTTAATTTTTAAAAAGCAGTTGGAGTGGATCAAGTTATGCCAGGATGATTTTTTAATTTTCGCAACTGCTGTTTGGCAAGATTTTATCTATAGAAAAACAAAGGACCCAAAGAATTATGGTCACCATCAAATTATTGCTAATGCATTTCAAAATATAGCTGCTGGAGAAGAAAAGAGGCTCATCATCAATATGCCTCCTAGACATACTAAATCAGAATTTGCATCTTACCTATTCCCTGCATGGATGATAGGTAGGAATCCTAAAATGAAAATTATGCAGGTATCACACAATGCTGAACTTGCTTCAAGGTTCGGTAGTAAGGTTAGAAATTTAATGAACACCAAAGAGTATAAACAGATCTTTGGAGATGTTACACTTAGGGAAGATAGTAAAGCAAAAGGTAGGTGGGAAACCAATCACGGTGGTGAATACTTTGCAGCGGGTGTAGGCGGTTCGATTACAGGACGAGGGGCCGATTTGCTTATTATCGATGACCCACATACAGAACAAGACTCCATGTCTGACTCAGCTATGGACAGAGCATATGATTGGTATAATTCAGGACCCAGACAACGTTTACAACCCGGTGGCCGTATTTGTGTAGTCATGACCAGATGGGCTACGGATGATTTAACAGGAAGGCTCATCAAGGCACAATCTGAACCTAAAGCCGACAAATGGAGAGTAATAGAATTTCCTGCCATACTTCCAAACGATGAACCTGTTTGGCCCGAGTATTGGAACAAAGAAGATTTAGAAGCAGTTAAAGCTTCCATCTCCACTAAGAACTGGAATGCACAATACATGCAGGACCCAACTTCAGAAGAAGGTGCAATCATCAAAAGAGATTGGTGGCAACATTGGGACTCAGAAAAACTTCCAAAACTACTCCACGTAATACAATCATACGATACTGCGTTTTCTAAAAAAGAAACTGCAGACTATTCAGCTATTACTACTTGGGGAATATTTGAACCTAATGAGGGTTACGAGAAATGTATTATATTATTAGATGCACAAAAAGGTAGGTATGACTTTCCTGATTTAAAAAATTTAGCTATAGAGCAATATCATTACTGGGAACCTGAAACAGTCATAGTTGAAGCAAAAGCCAGTGGTCAGCCATTGATACATGAATTGCGTAGAGCTGGTATACCTGTAGTTGATTTTGTGCCTGCAAGAGGCAGAGATAAGCATACGCGTATAAATAGCTGTGCTCCTGTATTTGAGTCTGGTATGGTATTTGCACCTTTAGACGAACACTGGGCACAGGAGGTTATTGAGGAATGTGCTGCATTTCCTAATGGCCAATATGATGACTATGTTGATTCTATGACCCAAGCTGTGTTAAGATATCGACAAGGTGGTTTTGTACAAACATACTCAGATGATTGGGACGAACCAAACTTTAAAATAGAAAAGGATTATAAATATTATTAGGAGAACCTATGGCACTTAAAGGAAACCAAAAAAAGTTAGATAAAAATAATAACAACAGAATTGATGCACAAGATTTTAAAATCTTAAAAGCAGAGAAAGCAAAAGGCAGAGGCATGGGTTTACAAGATGAAAAAGTAAAACCTGGTAAAGTCATGAAAGCTAGAATGGGTAATATAATTAAACCAAAAGGCCCGGGTGTTCTTAGACCAAAACCTACTTCAGGTGGTAAACCTTTAAAACCAAAACCAATCAAACCTAAAAAATATTCTAAAGGAAGTGGTAAAAAATTAATGACTCCAAAAGAAAGAGCAGAGTATGTTAAAAAAGCAAAAGGTTCTTTAGACGCTACTGCTGAATCTTTAATGGATAAAAATCAGCCAAAGAAAAGAGACAGATTATTTTCAAAACATGGAAAAATGGGTGGTGGCATGATGAAAAAACCTATGGGTTACAACAGAGGTGGTATGTACCTATCTGACGAAAAAATTAAAAAAGTTTTTCCTAATAAAGATGCTAAGAGAAGAGCTAATATTTCTCAACTTGTAGGAGGAGATAGAGTTTCTCCTATGAAAAAAGAAAGATTTACAGCAGGTCAAAGAGCAAGAAGAAGAGATTTGTTAAAGAACCTTGGTAAACAAGCAGCTAAAGCAACTCCTTTAGGCTTAGGTATTAAAGTAGGAGAAGTAACAAGAAAAATAAAAGAAAAAATTTCTAAAAAAATGGGTGGTGGCATGATGCAAAGACCTATGGGTTATAAATCAGGCACGATGGTCATGGCCCGTGGTTGCAAACTCGGTAGAAAAAAAGCTACTAAAATTACGTAGGAGGGATAATGTCCCTTCGGAATCTATTTCAGTTTGGGAAGCGGCTTCTTAAAGGTAAGAAAGAATCAGCTACACCGGCTACCGGACAACAACAAAAACAAATAACTTACGAGCCTAAGCCATCACAAAGTCAAGGTCAGGAGTTAGCAAAACAAGAGATAAGAAACCCTCCTGTAGTTTTAAAGAAAACAAAACCATTGCAAATGGGAGATGACATTGCTCCTGCATTTGGTTCATCTACTTATGATTGGGCAATGAAAATAGGTAGAGGTAAATACTCTGCTGATGAATGGTTAAATCATTTAACCTCATCAAGAAAAGTAAACATGAGAATTTTTGGTAAACCTGCCTCAAGAATTGAAAGAGCAGATAAAAGATTTAAATATGATTCAGGTCCTTTTGCAGGAAAAGAAGTAAACATTTCAAGAGAAGAATTGTTTGATACCAATCTAGCAATATTTAACGAAGCTGGTGATTTGACTGGTGGTTTATTATATGCAGCTAAAAAGTTTGGATTGAAATTAGATGCAAACGAAGTGGGTGCGATGATAAAATTAAATCCTGTGAATAGATTAAAAGCAGCAGAATTTGGTGTACAGAAAGGTGCACAAGAGACATTTAATAAAGCCTTTGATGAAATGACAAATACAATCAAAGCTGTTAAATTAAAATTTAGAGCGGACAGTGATTTAACAACACATCTTGATGATGCTTTATATCAAATGGGTTCAATGAAAAACGGTGAACTTGGCAAAGGTGTTTTCAATAGTTTAAGAAATTCATTAAGAGCTGCAAAAGCTAGACCTGATGTTAGAGAACAAGAAAAAATTTTACTTAATAAAGCTGAGGCAAAATTAAATAGTGCTGTAACACCTTTAAGAAGTAACAAAACTCAATATGGTAATGAAACAAATTATACTTTACAGGGTGGTAAAGATTACAGAGAAACTGTTTTTTATTTAGATGAACCAGTAGCTTCCAATACCAAACCTTTTATGGATCCGGGTCACTTTGGTAATACAGGTTTGAAAAATCAAATCTACCATGTCAGGTATGATACAAGATTTACCCCTGATGGTAAAAAAGTTTTTATGATTAATGAAATACAATCAGACGTTAATCAAAGTATAGCTAAGAGTTTAAGTAAGACAGAACAATTATCTGGCACAAGAAGATTTAATCCTTTTCAAGCAGATATAGAATTAAACTTACTAGCTAAGAATAGAAATAAACTTATGGACGACATAAACGTTGCTATTCAACAAGGTCAACCTAATAAAGTCCAAGCTTTGACAAAAGAAGCTAGAGAAGTACAACAAAAAATGAATAACACATTTACAAGACAAAGAGATCAATATGGTGATATGTCTAGAAAAGATTATTTTCCTTTGGTTGAAGCAGATGCTTATGGCGACCATGCTCTTAAATATTTAATGCAGAAAGCTGCACGAGAAGGTGTTGATTACGTAGCCGTTGCTCCGTTTTCTAAATTAAGTTTCAGACAAGGTTACAAGGCGGGTAACGAAAGATTTTATGGTTACGCAACAGGAAAAGGTATCGGCAACAAAGGTAAAGCTGTAATGCCTGAGCTTATGAAAAAATCAGCAAGATTTTATAATACAAAAGCTGGACCTACAAAAATTTCATTGTCAGATCCAGCAATGCCATACAAATCAATTAAGAAAGACAAGTTTAAATATCCAGATACTGGAACTAAAAAAGGCAAAGAAATTACAAGTGAATATCATGCTGAAGCTGTTGATGAAGCTACAGCAAAAGCAGCAGACTTTAGCACCACATTAATACCAGCAGGTGATCCAAGGTTGTATTTTGATGCTTTTGCGATTAGAGTATCTCCATTAATGAGATCAACTCAAAAAACTTATAAATCTACAGGTGGACTTGTAGTAGATATGTTTAAAACAATGAGGTACAATTAAGAATGGCTGTAGAGAAAAATAACGAAATCATAGAAGAGGAATTACAAGAACAACCAGATGGTTTACCTGTAGATGTAACCATTGAAGGAGAAGAAGAGGTTGTTGAGGAAAGACCTCAAGACGATTTTAATGCAAATCTTGCTGAGGACATGGATGAAAGAACACTTCAATCTATGGGAAGTGAATTAATATCAGAATACAAAAAAGATAAATTATCTAGAAAAGAATGGGAAGAAGCTTACATTAAAGGTTTAGATTTATTAGGCACAAAGTATCAAGAGGTAACAAGACCATTTAGAGGCGCAAGTGGTGTTACACATCCACTATTGGCTGAGTCTGTTACACAGTTTCAAGCACAAGCTTACAAAGAACTTATACCATCAGATGGTCCAGTAAGAGCTCAAGTTGTTGGTTTAAAAACACCAGCCGTAGAAGCACAAGCAGATCGTGTAAAAGACTACATGAATTTTTTACTTATGGAGGAGATGGAAGAGTACACTACTGATATGGATCAGATGTTATTCTATTTACCATTGTCCGGTAGCACATTTAAAAAAGTATATTACGATGCACTTTTAGGCAGACCTTGTTCTAAATTTATACCAGCTGAAGATTTAGTAGTACCTTACTACGCATCAGATTTAAAAGATTGTGAAAGAATCACACACATCATTAAAATGACAGAGAATGAAGTTAATAAAAAAATGGCTGCAGGTTTTTACAGAGATGTAGAACTAGCTACTCCATCAAGTCAAACGGATCAAGTACAACAGAAGGTAAATGAATTACAAGGAGTAAAGAAAACTGAATCAGATAGTTTACATACTATTCTTGAAATGCATGTAGATCTTAATTTAGATGAGTATGAAAACTTTGACGACAAAGCTAAGAAAGTAAAAATTCCATACATCGTAACTATAGATGAAGGTTCAGGAGAGATTCTATCAATTTATAGAAACTATAAACCAAATGATATCTCATATTCTAGAATAGAATATTTTGTGCATTACAAATTTTTACCAGGACTAGGCTTTTATGGTTTTGGTCTAACACATATGATTGGTGGTTTAAGTAGAGCTGCAACACAATCACTTAGACAATTGATTGATGCAGGAACTTTGAAAAATTTACCAGCAGGATTTAAATCAAGAGGTATGAGAGTTAGAGATGACGATCAACCAATACAGCCAGGAGAGTTTAGAGATGTAGATGCACCAGGCGGAAACATAAGAGATCAATTTTTTAACTTACCATTTACAGAACCATCGCCAACTTTATACAACTTGATGGGTTTTGTAGTTCAAGCAGGACAAAAATTTGCTGCAATAACCGATTCAAACATTGGTAATGACACACAAAACAGAGCAGTTGGTACTACAATTGCACTTATGGAACGAGGTTCACGTGTAATGAGTGGTGTTCATAAGCGATGTTACTATGCAATGAGATTAGAATTTAAAATTTTATCTAAAATTTGCCAAGAATCTTTACCACCAGAGTATCCATATGATGTTTATGGTGGACCAAGACAAATTAAACAATCAGATTTTGATGAGAGAGTAGATATTTTACCAGTCGCTGACCCAAATATTATGTCTATGGCTCAAAGAGTGACACTTGCACAGACACAATTACAAATTGCACAGTCAAATCCTCAAATGCACAATCTTCATGAAGCCTACAGAAGGGTTTATGAAGCATTAGGTACAAAACAAATCGAAGGATTACTTAAACCTGCACCAAAACAACCAGAACCATTAGATCCTGCTAAAGAAAATGCACGTGCATTACAAATGCAACTGTTAACTGCATTTGAATTTCAAGATCACGATGCCCATATAGCTGCTCACATGGCATTTATGGCTTCAAGAATGGTTCAGATTAATCCACAAGTGTATGCTTTAATGCAATCACACATATCTGACCACATTTCATTCAAAGCTAAAGCACAAGTTACTGCTATGATGGCAGATGACCCAGAAATGATGCAAATGCAACAACAAGACCCACAACAATTTGAAATAATCTTTGAAGCTGAGGTAGCAAAAGTTGCTGCTCAAATAACTCAAGAGCTTGTTCAAACTGAAATGCAAACAAATGCTGCAAAACAAGACCCACTTGTAAGAATTAAACAACAAGAAGTTGATTTAAGAGCAATGGACTTACAAAGAAAAGCTGAAGAAACTAAATTTAAAGCAGAACAAGAAAATTTAAGAGCTGCTGCAAGATTAGATTACGATTATGACAAACTTCAACAACAAGATGAACAGTCTGACGAAAGATTAGACGTTGCGAGAGAAAAAATTGAGAAGAAATAACGAAAAAGGTTTAAGTGGAGGAGTTAGATTTGGGCCACCGCCCAAAAAAGGACCAAATCCACAAGGAATCAAAAAAGTTAGGTCTAAAAATGCAAAAAAACTTGTACGAAAGCCTTCCAGAAAAACTTAAAATAATTTTTTTGGCTGGTTTATTTGATGGAGAAGGAAGTTTTGGTGTTTGGGGTAAAGGTAGTGGCAGAAAATCGTTTCAATGTTCTGTTGAAATGTGTGACAAGGATATAATTCAAAGATTTGTAGATTTATTTGGTGGTTCAGTGTTACCAGTTAAGATTCGTAATGAAAAATGGAAACAAACATGGAAATGGAAGATGTCAGGCAAGAGGGCTTTCACAACAATTGGAAAAATGATAGAATATATGTGTCAAAGAAGAAAGGACAAGTTCAATGTGGTTAAGTGCAATAAAATTAGCGGTTAGTGCAGGAAGTAAAATCTACGCTAACAAGCAAAGAACGAAGATGGCAATGTCAGATGCACAATTAATGCATGCTGAAAAGATGGCCCGAGGTGACGAAGCTTACCAGGGCTAGACAATCAGATTGGAAGGACGAGGCAGTTTTGATAATTCTCTCGTTGCCCGTACTGGTGCTCGCTTGGGCAGTCGTATCAGACGACCCATCCGCTATGGACAAGGTAAAATTATTCTTTGATATGTTCTCGCAGCTCCCGTCATGGTTCACAAATTTGTGGATCTTGGTTGTGGCTTCGATATATGGTATAAAGGGAACACAAATATTCCGTAACGGAGGAAAAAAATAGATGACTAAATTATGTCCAAGAGGTAAGGCCGCAGCGAAAAGAAAATTCAAGGTGTATCCAAGCGCATATGCTAATGCCTACGCTAGTAAAATTTGTGCAGGTAAAATTAAAGATCCATCAGGAACTAAAAGAAAAGATTTTAGAGGACCAAAACCAGCAGGTGCAAAAAAAGGTGCAATGATGATTGTTATTGGTATTGGTAAAAAGAAAAAACCTGTTAAAGCAAGATTAGGTGCTGCTATAGGAGCAATAAGTGCTGGGGCAGGTGTAGTAGGTGCTGCTGCTGCAAGAGCTAATAGAAGAATATCAAATAAAGCTAAAGCAAAAAAAAGAGATAAAATGAAAGTTCAAAAGAAAATGGGTGGTGGTATGCCAACAGCAGGTGGAATGTCTGCTATGGGTAGATTACAAAAAGCTAGAATGATGAACAAAGGTGGATTAGCAAGAGGTGGTGGAGCTGCTGTCAGAGGGACAAATTTCGAAGGCGTTTTCTAATGTATAAACGTGGCACGTGTTGGGAAGGCTACGTTCAAGCCGGTATGAAAAAAAAAGGGAACAAGATGGTTCCTAACTGCGTACCAGCAGGTAGAAAAAAAATGGCCGAAGGTGGTCTTACAAAATGGTTTAAGCAAAAATGGGTGGATATTGGTTCAAAGAAAAAAGGTGGAGGCTTCAGGGAATGTGGAAGAAAATCTGCGAGTGGTTCAAAAAGAGCGTATCCAAAATGCGTCCCTGCTGCAAAAGCAGCAAGTATGACAGACTCCCAAAGACGGAGTGCCGTTGCAAGAAAGAGAAGTAAAGCTCAAGGTGTAGGCGGAAAACCAACAAACGTCAAAACATTTGCAAAAAGAAGTTAAACAGCTATAAATGCTGAATGGCCAACGAAGGCAAGTTAATCTTTAAAACTTTTATTCCTGAAACTTTTGATACTTTACAAAAAATAAAACCAACAGATTATAAATGGTTTGCAAAAGCAGTAGAGGATTTTAAAAAAAAAGAACAAGGAACACACATCTTAAAATGTCCTGGAGTAAATAGCATTATAAAAACAGGATGGATTCAAAAAAATTATCAAGATTTAAAAATTACAACTAATGGAGATGGTAGAACTTTCAAATGTATAATGACCTATGATCAAATAAATCATAAATACGGTAAACTTATGTCAAACTATATTTCAGACCACCCACCTGAAATGTTTGATAAATTTAGACCCATGAATACTAATACTTTAAAAACATTCATTAAGTTTCAAACACCTTGGATTGCATATATTCCTGATGGATACAAGCTATTACAAATTCCTGTATCCTACAGTGATGAAAATACATTTACAGCAGCTACAGGCTTTTTAAAAGGTGCTTGTCATCTAAATGTACCTGTTTATTGGCATCAACTAAAAGGCGAACATATTCTTAAAAAAGGCACACCAATATGTCAATATCTTCTGATCAAAGATAATGATATTGAAACTGAAATCTCATGTGCTAATGATAATGATTATAATATATTTTTAAAATGATTAGAGGTGATAGTACAGAATACGAATTGTTAAAAAAATGGTGCAGCACGTTACCATTTTATCAAGAACCTAAATCAGTAACTACTTGTGAAGTGGGAGTAAGAGAGGGTTTAGGATCAAAAATTATAATGATGGGGATTCAAGACAGAATCGGTAAAATACCTTACGAACATATTGGGATAGATCCATATAATAATTTAAAATACCAACATTATGATGATAGAGAACCTGAAACAGCTGATTATACAGATGAGATGCGCCTTCAAATGTTAAAAGATTTAGCTCACGAAAAAAATTTTAATTTTTATCATTTTACAGATATCCAGTTTATGAATTTGTTTTTTCTTACAAATAAAGTATTTGATTTAGTTCATTTTGATGGACCTCATACTACAAAAGATATTTTAAGAGAGGCTTTGTGGTTTGCTGAAAAATCTAGAAAAGGCACAAGATTTGTTTTTGATGATAGTAAATTTTTTGACATAGAATTGGTAACAAAAGCACTAAGTCATTGGAATTTTAAAGAGTTTGAATCAGGAAAAAATAAAGTTTGCTTACAAAAGGAGATTTAATGGATATTGAAACTATTTCACTTGTACAATCTAAAATTAAAAAAATTTTACTTCGACTCAAAGACCACGCTATATATGGTGTTGACACTATGGATAAACTACAATATGTTAGAGGTCAAATCAGGTCATTAGAGGACCTGCAACAGGATCTTAAAGACCTGCTGAAACAAACGGAGTATGAAGATGACGAAGTCCACGGAGACACCGAAACGGACTGAAGCTTTACTTGATGCCTACAAGGCAAAAGAAGAAGTCGAAACAGTCCTTGATCCTAAAGCGATCAAAAAATCAACGTTAGATAAATTACCTTCACCAACAGGTTACAGACTTTTGGTATTGCCATATGCAGGACCAAAAAAAACCAAAGGTGGAATTCTTTTATCTGACACAACACAAGAAACAATACAGATGACCACAGTTTGTGGTCTTGTGCTAAAAATGGGAGATCTTTGTTATCATGATAAAGATAAATTTCCAAAAGGAGCCTGGTGTAAACTAAATGATTGGATAATTTTTAGTAGGTACGCAGGTTCAAGATTCAAAATAGATGGTGGAGAAGTAAGAGTTTTAAATGATGATGAAGTCATTTCTACGATTGCTGACCCACAAGATATTTTGCACCATTATTAAGGAGGATACAATGGCTGAAGAAACAAAAAATAATGAAGTTGAATTAGACACTGATGGAGTAAAAGAAGAAACTATTTCTGTTGAAACTCCAGAAACTAGTGGTAGTGAAAGCTTCGAAAAAAAAGAAGATGTTGATCTTGGTTATGTAGATGTAAGCCAAGGAGGAAAAACTGCTAAAGAACTTTTACAGGAAGCAAAACAAAATGAAAAACAAGAAGAACCTGTAGAAACAAAACCTAAATTTGAACAAAAAGAAGAAAAAGATGACGAAGGTCTTGTTGATTATTCTGACAAAGTTCAAAAAAGAATTAAAAAATTAACTTTTCAAATACGAGAGGCGGAAAGAAGAGAAAAAGCTGCTGTTGAATATGCGAAAGGTCTTAAGAATAAATATGAGACTGCTCAAGAAAAATTTGAGGAAGTCGATACTAATTATCTTAAGGAATATGATGCAAGGATTGATGCAGAAAGAGATAAAGCTAAATCTGCATTGAAAGCTGCATTTGATTCTCAAGATCCTGAACAAATTACTGAAGCTCAGGATAAGCTAACAAAATTAGCTGTTGAGAAAGAAAAAGTTTCTATATCTCTTGGTGAAAAAGAGACTAGGAAAAAAGAAGCTGAGTCAAAACCACAAGAAACTACTCCAGAACCTCAAATTAGTCATAAAGCTCAAGAATGGGCATCAGAAAATGAATGGTTTGGTAGTGATAGAGTAATGACTTCTGCTGCTATGGGAATACATGACGAGATAATTCAGCAGGGAATTGACGCAGAAACTGACGAGTATTATAATCAAATCAACAAACGTATGAAGGAATATTTCCCTCAGAAATTTGCCGACACGACTGAAGAAAAAACTGTGGTTACAAAAGAACCCGTCCAAAACGTTGCCTCAGTAAGTCGTAGATCTGGAGGACGCAAGTCTGTGAAGCTCACCAAGTCACAGGTAGTTATCGCTAAGAAATTAGGGGTGCCACTAGAGGAATACGCTAAATACGTGAAGGAAGGAGTATAACATGGAAAAAGTAAAAACTTCACGCGAGTCTGAAACTAGAATTAAAAAAGCTAGGAAGAAAGATTGGACTCCACCATCCAGTTTGGATGCGCCAGCTGCACCGCAAGGATTTGCACACAGATGGATAAGAACTTCAACTGCTGGTTTTGAAGATCCAGGAAATGTATCTAAGAAACTAAGAGAAGGTTGGGAATTTGTAAAAGCCGAAACAGTGTTAAGCGAAATCGGTGAACACGATTACCCAGTTATCCATGAAGGAAAACATGCTGGTCTCATCGGAATTGGTGGCCTTGTGTTGGCAAGGATACCGGAAGAGATTTTGAAACAACGTGCTGAGTATTTTAGAAAAATAACTCAAGATAGAACAGACGCGATTGATCGAGATCTTATGAAGGAGCAACACCCTGACATGCCAATCAATATTGATAGGCAGTCAAGAGTTACCTTTGGTGGTAGTCGTAAAAAATAATTTTTTTGCATTACCTACCCGAGATAGCTTGGATTATTAACATT